ATGTTGGCCGGCTTGCATGGCGCCAGGTCGGAGAGGGACGCATCAGGTGATACAGAATCACCTGATTCAGGGCCAGAAACCATTGATATATAGGGATATCCTGCACCATGCTAACGATTATGCTAACAGTTCTCGTCTTGAAAGGCCCACAAAAACAGGGGCGAACCGGGCATGGTCACGGCATCGAGGCCACAACCTGTAGTGGTGCGGGCGGCAGGGCATACCGCCGGCGGCGGCACAACATATGGTGGGTCGGAGCAGGGCACCACAAGATATTGGGGGTAGGGGGGGCACCCAGATCGCGGCGCGGTATTTCGCCCCCCCCACCCCATTTTTACCCCTCGCGTAAGAAAAATGTACCCACACAAAAATGACTGACAAACCCACACAAGACACTGTTGCCGATCAAAAAGGCAGGAATATGAGCGACTACGCTAAGGGATGGGATGACGGGTATCAGATGGGATATTCGCGCCAACCCAAAATGAACCGGGACCACCTTCAGAAACGCATTGAGAAGCTGGAGAAAGAGGTAGCCCACTACAAGGAACTGGCGGGGAGATGAGATTTAAGAAACTTTATTCTGAGCCAGATACCCCTGTGGTCAGTAAGCCAGGGCGTGATAGTCAGAACATATCAGTGCGGCTACCGGCGCACATGATTGGCGCATATAGGGATCTTATCAATGAAGGTGTGAGGCCGACAGATTTCGCCACTGCCAGTTTAAAATTAATGTTTAGACTGCTGGATAACGCTTCGGAGGGTTGCTCAGTTCCAGTTGAAGTTGAGTATGTGCATGGTTTGCGTAAACAGCGTGTGGCGGCAAAGCAACGCCTTGTTAATGAGATATCTAAGAAGAGAGATGAGATTATTGAGATGGAAAAAGCTTTAAAGGAGTTAGATGAGTGAGTGGGAGCTTGAGTGGCGGTATGTGTATGCAGAACGCCTTGGCCTAATGGTTGGGGATGGGGTGCCTACCAGGGAGCAGATTATGGCGGCTAAACAATGGGCTGACGAACATGTGGAGAAATTGAAAAATGGCAGAAGTAACGACCAAAACTAAGAAGCTGGATCCGAGTGTCACTGATTTGGAGAATTTCAGTCGGGAGATATTCGGGATGGACCTTTACCAGTGGCAGATTGATGCCATGAAAGCGATTACGGGTAGGGGTGGTAAGAGTCGGGTAGCGGTCCGGGCGGCGAATGGATCGGGTAAGACCACTTGTTTGGCGGCTCCGGCGGCGCTATGGCATGCCCTGATTTACCCTAACTCGATTACGATTACCACTTCGGGGGTATATCGTCAGGTTAAGGAGCAGATGTGGCCCTGCATTCGTTCATTGGCGGCAAAGGTTAAGGGTTGGGGGATACAAGTGAACCAGACGGATTTGGTGACCAGCACTGGGAGCAGGATTATTGGATTTAGTACGGATGATCCGGGTCGGTTTGAGGGTTGGCATGCTGAGAACCTGATGATCATCATTGATGAGGCGAAGACGGTGAATGATGGCATTTTTGAGGCGGTTGCCAGGTGTCAGCCTACCCGGCAAATGGTGATTAGTTCGCCTGGCGGCACTTCGGGGGAGTTTTACCGGATATTTAACAAGCAGCAGCACCTGTGGTCGCTGCATAAGGTGACCAGTTACGATTGCCCTCACATCAGTAAGGAATGGATTGAGGAACAATTTGAGCGTTGGGGTCGGGACCATCCATTGATCAAGTCGATGGTCTTTGGTGAGTTTATGGAGGCGGATGATGAGCGGTTGGTTATCCCTTGGGCCACTTGGGACAATGCGACTGCCAATCCACCCCGGAAGTCGGGGAAGGATGTTTCGTGTGGGGTAGACTTTGCTGGTGGAGGGGATGAGAACGCTATGGCCATCCGGCGCGGGAATAAGGTTGAGAAGATTGTGACCTGGCGGGACCGGGACACGATGGCGTCGGTTGGCCGGTTCATTATGGAGTTCAAAAAGGAAGGTCTGAAGGAAGACCAGATTTATTGTGACGTAGGTGGACTAGGTTTGCCCATGGCCGACGCACTGGCGGAGGCGGGGTGGAACATTCACCGGGTCAACTTTGGGGGTCGGGCACAAGATCCTGATGCCTTTGTGAATCGATCAGCGGAAATGTGGTTCACCGTGGCCCGGTTGTTGGAGAAATGTGAGATTATCATGCCGGACGATGAGGTTTTGGCGCAGCAACTCACCCAGCGCCGATGTTCGGCCAACAAAAACGGTAAACTGAACCTGGAAAGTAAGTCTGAGATGAAGGCTAGGGGGTTAAGTTCGCCGGACAGGGCGGATGCAGTGGTGATGGCGGTGGGTGCGAAGGGTCAACTGGACGATATGTTGATGGAATATGTCCGACCCAGCCTCGATGAAGTGTTAAATGGCTCATTTCCGGAAGATTCCTTGCCGGATGGCATGGATGTGGGCCTTTAAACGGAAAATTGGCCGACGCCTCGCGGCGCCGACCAATTTTTACTCTGCATTTCCCCTTTTTATTTCTTCAAGGCGATCACTGCTATCGAGATTGCGATCACACCCATGAAGAGGCTGTCGGCCAAAGCCATAATTAAACCAAGTTCATTCATGACGCCCCCTTTCAGTCCAATAGACGCCCCGCCTGTCCACTGCTGACTACACTAATGCGTCAATTGACGTATTAATTGTTGCTCGGACCGTATTTGTCCCGTCATAAAATGATCGATGGGACTTTTGTCGCGTAAAGAATTGCATGGAGCAATTCGGGATGATTTAGCAGACCGCAATTCATGGGATACGCGGCAAAGCATGTTTTACCGCATGCGCCACAACGGACTTCGGCGCAAAAACAAGCCATGGCCCGGTGCCAGTGACGCGCATTTCCCGTTATCCGATACCGTCATTCAGCGGTTGGCGCCCTTTTACTTTCAGCAGATGTTTGCGACGGACCTGATCGCGCAATTTACGCCGATTCGGGATAAGACCACTGCCTACGCTAATGCTGCTGCTCAATGGTTCGACTATCAGCTAAAACAGAAGTCGAACATTGAAACTGAAATTTTAAGCGTGATTGATTTCATGCTGATGAGTGGGCGTGCGGTAATCAAGACCTACTGGGACCATGACAAGAAACAGTTGGTGTTCCAGAACATTGATCCGCAGCACATTATTGTCCCGACCTGGACGCGCAACTTGCAGGACGCTGACCGGATTGTGCATGTGCAGCACTACTCGGAAGAGGCTTACCGGCGCAATGAGTTGTTCAGCCAGGATGAGGGATTGATCAAGCGCATTAAAGGTGCCGGCACCGATGTCCGGGGTGACAACATTAAGGTGCAAGCCCAGTACCAGCGTGAAGGTCTTACTTATAACGAAGAAGATTACATCATTGTTTGGGAAGTCTGGTGCCGGGACGAAGATGGTGCCTGGTACTGCGAGACATTCAGCCCACTACGCCCTGATGAAGATATCCGTAAGGCGTACAAGCTCGGCAAGGGTTACGGGAACAAACACCCGTTTAGCCAGTTTGAGTATGAGGTGAAGGATGGTCGCTGGTACAGCCCGCGCGGCGTGACTGAAATTGTTGCGGTCCATGAGGCGGAACTGACTAAGCTGCTCAACGAGAAGAACGATTACATGACGCTGGTCAACCGGCCCTTGTTCCGTTCGGCCCGTGAGATTCCGAATGCGGCTAACCTGAAATTTTCGCCCGGTCAGATTTTACCGTACGACATCCAACCGATCCCGATGCCGGCGCCGCCGGTTTCGTTTGATCAATCGATGATGTTTACCCGCGACATTGCCGAGCAACGGGTTGCTACGCCTGACTTTGGCATGTCGCAATCTCTGCAAAACGCCGAGCGCCGCACAGCTACAGAGATCAACCAAATTTCAAACCTGTTCAGCCAGAGCAGTGACTTGCGTTTGCGCATTTTCCGTATGGGCCTTAACCGGCTTTACAACTGCGCGTGGATGCTGCTGAAGGAGCATAGCAAGAGTTCGCTGGATTACTGGTATGAGGACACGGTTAAAGAGTTAAACCCGGAAGCACTTAGTGAGTCCTATCACATCCGCCCAACCGGAAGTGCTGACGGGGTTAACCGAGACTTTATCTACCAACGCGCAGTAAACCGTATGCAGATGTTTGCGAACGATCCGTTCATCGATCAGGGCGAGCTACGCAAGAGCGTGCTGGAAGCCGATGACGTTGCACTGGTCAAACGCTTGTTCATGGATCCTGAGTTGAAGATGGCCGACCAGGCTGAAGATCAGGCGAACGAGTTAACCTTCATGCGACTAGGATTCCCGGCAGTGGTGAAAGAGACGGATGATCACGCCACGCATATCCGAACGATTTTGGGATACATTCAATTGTCATCTCAGACAGGCCGACAAGTTGAACCAATGGAGATGCAAAGACTCCAAGAGCATATTCAAGCTCACTTGGAGCTACTCCGAAAATCCGACAAAGATGCCGCTAAAGAGGTGGAGGCGGAAATCGCCGGTCTGTTAGCGGGCGGCTCGCAACCAGTAGCCGGTCCTGAACAAGCGATGGGGGCACCCGCAGAAATGCCTGTTGAGGCGCAACCTGCGGCAATGCCTGAACCTGTGTCTTTGGGCACGAACCAAGGGGCTGAATATGCTGCGTAAATTGCGAGCCGCCTACAATTTTATGCGCCTGTGCGGAGTCGCCTGGCGCACATTGCCTGAGTGGCGTCAGACCGATGCCGCTGAGTTGAATAGATTTTTTCAGGGACAAACCGGGGAGCGGCTGAGGGAAACGCTCCTCGCCATGACGGTTCAACAGTCCCTGGACGGTACATCGAGGGCGGGAAATGATCTGGAGTATCGCGCAGGATACGCTGCCGGTTTTAGAGGGGCGGTAGCGACCTTGGATGCGCTAATGGCTAAGTCGGTGATCACCGATTCAGATCACCGTCCCGATGTGCCCACTGATGATTTGGCGTGGCTAAATAGTAGAGACGAACTATGAGCGACGAAAACACTGATAGGAACGCAGAACGTGAGCAATTGCTGGCGGCACTTGATGCTGCCGACACGGCTGCGGGCGAGGAACCCCAGGAGTCCGGAAATCTCGCGCCGGACAATCAGAGTGATGAGGAGCAAGTTGCTGCGCCGGAACAGGAGGCCCAGACCCAAGAAGTGGAAGCTGAGGCACCTGAACAAACAAGCGATGCGGAGACTGATGAAAAGCCTCTGACCAACCGAGAGAAGAAATCCAACGAACGCTTAGACCGAAATTGGGACAAACTCAATGAGGAAAAAGCAGCCCTG